TTGAGTTCTTAATGAATTAACAGCAATATTCAAGTTTGGGTCTGTCAATGCTCCTGTTTCCAAATTATCAACTGTATCTCCATTTTGAGTTACGTGTGTAGCTGAAAAAAGATAAACATTGTCAATGGTTGTTTTTGTAGCAAATCCACCTGAATATACTCCAAAGGCATTTCTGTCTTGAGAAGCTCTCCAAGTTAATGATTGCTGTCTTACTGCTTTTGAAACTGCACTTAATTGCTGGTCAGCCATAAAAGTTCTGCTGATAGGCAAATTCTTTTTAAACTGTGCAATCAAAGTGGTTTTCATTGCAGCTGCTGTTACGGAAGCATCTTTGTTAAGAGCCACATCGTCTAATGTCTTTTCAAAGTATCCGCCTCCACCGATTACAGAAGACACAACTGCTGCGTTAGTAGCTGAATCTTGTGTAAATACTACTGGGTCTGTTGCAATAGCTTTCCCAGTTACTGCTTGTTCTATTGTTGCCTCATCAAATAACTTATCTAAAGCTGTTTTGACAAGGATTAATTCTGGTCCGCTGTTATTGTCCATTTTATATACTTGATTTTATTCTAAATATCCATAAAGAATAGTTAGACTTCAATCCAGTCTTTTTAATTTTAAATAAGTTATTCTAATACTGTTCCACTAATTGAATATACAAAGTATACTGTTGATGTGTGATAATCTCCTCCGATTATTACTACACAATTAGTAGCTGAATCTGAAGCTCCAGTATCAACCGACCAAGTGGTACTGGTTAAGTCAAAGATAACTCTCTTTCCATAAAGAGCGTCTACCTCTGCTTGTGTATCTGCGTTTGCTGCTGTTTTTGCCTTAGCTGAATATACTAATCCCGGTAAAGGCATCCACAATGTTACTGTTCCTGCTGCTGCTGCTGTATCTGTTGAATCTGATTTTGCAATTCCTGTGAACTGTGTTCCAGTTGTTCCATCAGCATCAACCATGATAGCTACAGCTCCTGATGTTGAAAGCTTTGTTGGCTCTCCTCTTTCAATTGATACTGCAGAACCTAATGCAACTATTGGAGTTGTAGAGAATTCTGGTTCAATTGGGCTTTTTAACTGTATGTCGTTTCGTGCCATTTTATTTTTATTTAGGTTAATAATGACAAAACCTTTTAAAAACTATTTATCAAATTTTGGCTTTTGTGCCTTGATTTGTTCTTTAGTCAAGTTAAATGGCGGTTTAGTAAAGATTAATTGTTCTGGTGTTAAATCTTCTTCCTCTTCTTTAAAAGGAGCTTCACCTCCATTAGAAGAACCTGATTTAGCTTTTGGCTTTTGGATAACTTGTTCAAGAATTTGTTTATTCTTTACATCGTTAGCCAAAGCTCTTGCTAATCTTAAATCTTCTTTTGGGTTTCCAGTAGAACGAATTGTATTGTTGATGTGATATTTTACCAACTCTTTTTCGGTTTCATTATCAATTTCATCTGCAAGTTGCAAAGCCGTTTTAATGGTTGTTTCTTGCTGAATTCTTTTGAATTCACCTTTTGTGAGTGGTTCGTCATCATCACCAACTTCTGGCTCAGGTTCAAAACCTTGTGCCTTTCTTTCCTCTCTAAGTTGTTCGTCTACTCTTTTTTTAGTAAACTCTAACTTTTCAAGTTTTGTTCTACCTCCTTTATTAACTCTTTCAAGTTCTGTTTTTAAAGGATCTTGTTCGGCTTCGGCTTTTGCTTTGGCTTCCGCCTCTGCTTTTGCTTGTGCCTCTAATTCCTCTGCGGTAGGTGCAGGGGTAATATCTAAATCATCTACCATAAGTTTGTCGCTGTTATAGCCAGCGTTGCATTGTTTTATCTTGCTAACAGGCAAGGTCTGCTCACTTTATGGTAGGTAGCACCAATTATCTAATTTTCCTCTAATTTATCTAAAAGTTGTTGTTCATTCTGTATTACCCAGACTAAAGCTTTGCTAAATTGTATTTGTTCTGGTGTTAGTCCTTGATGAAGTCCTATTTTGTTTGCAGTATAAAGCATCTGTTCTTGAATAATCTTGCGAGTATAATTATCTTTTAATGCTGTAGCACTTTGTTTTAAAAGTTGTGCTGTTTCAATATCAATTTTTTTTCCTCTAATAATAATTGTGCCATCTTGGTCAAAAGTTATAGCATCTCTAATTGGTAAAGCATCTATATTTTCCAATAAAGCAGTGATTATTCTTGTTTTTGCTTCACCTTTTAACTTCTTCCATTTTAAAATTTTAACTATAATTTTACTAATCATTATGTTTTTTGTTGTAATGTAGTTTTAAGCTTTTCTCATTTTTTCCTATAAATTCGCATTTAGGACATTGAAATTGGCTCACTCCCCATTGTGTTGCCTTCTGCCACTGATGTGCTTGTGCTGTTTGAAGTTATGGTTGTTGTTTCTGGTGTATGTGTTGTTGTTTCTAAAACATATCCACCAAGAGATATATACAACTCTTTACACTTTTCTTCGTTTTGCGGATAGACTTTTAATGCTCTATCCAATTTAGTTTTATTTGCTGCCCATTCGTAACTCATATTTATTATTCTTTAATTATTATTTTTGATATTTTTTAGCTTCTTTATTAACAAAATTGCCATAAGCATCTTTTTGATAATAATTAGAAGTTTCTAAAAAATCCCACGCCTTGCTTGTTACCTTTCTAATGCCTTTACCTACTTTCTTTTTAGCTTTTGTTAAAGCAGATAAAGCATTTTTTAATAATTCTTGTCCATTCATATTATTGTGTTACAGGTTGTTCTTGTCCCTGCATTATATTATTTAATAATTGATTATTTGGTTGACCTTGTTGTATTGGTTGTTTAGCTTTTAATTTATCTGGGTCGCCATTGCTATAATCTTTTAATATAAATTCTTCTACTGCTTCTTCCATATTGATATATGGCATTACAGCAGGGTTAAGCATCATATTAAATGCTCTTTCTTTGCGCATTTGGTCAGTTCCCATACTTCTTGAAATAATTACATCTGGGTCTATAAACATTGAGTAAGATGTTCTTGCAAACTTATATGGATTTACTTTATAGTTTCTTTGGTCTGTATTTAGTCCACCAGCATCTTCAAACATTTTCCATTCCAAATCATCTGCTTTATCTTTTTCCATTCCCATTAAATCAGTAGTAAATTCAATTTTATTGGTTATATCCCTACCTGCATCTTTTCCTTTTACAACAACTTTCTTATATTTCATTTTAAGAGCTTCTGGTATTGTCGCATCTATTTCTCCTACTGTTGTGTGGGCTATAATATCATCAATAAATAATTCTCCTATTTGCTTTATCAAACTCGCAATCATTATTCCAAATACTCCCAAAATAACTCTTGCATTTTGTTCTGCTTTACTTACTGCATAAGCTGTTACACCTTTTGTGGTTACCCCGCTTTGTATTTTATCTTGTGTACTTTCAGATAAGTCGTCAGTCTGAACCTTCATCATATTTAATGCAGAAGCCAAGTTTGGGCCTAATGAATATGGAGTTACTGTGGCTCCTGTTGGCATGGCTATTGTAGCTCCAGGTACCATTACAGTACTATCAACTTTTGCTACTCCTGACATAAACAATGGTTTTATAACATCTAAATATGTACCATCATAAGCCAATTGATGCATTTTGTTTTGTGCTGCATCGTCCCAAAATTCTTTAAAACAAGCTGATTTATAATAAGCAAATCTTCCTGATGGATCTAATGGTTCAAATCCTGCCTTTGCAAATGGATAAATTGGTATTGTCATCCATTTTTCACCAATCATAGACATTCTTCTGTGCTTAAATGGATTACAATTATAAATTTCTGTTGGGTTTCGTGGATTGTAGCTACCCATATAAACTCCACCTAAAAATGTAACCTCTAAATCTTCTGGCCTGTAATAAGCTGTAATTTCTTGCACATAGTTAGAATCTGCTTCTGTCCATTCAATATCATAAAGTGTTTGGTTTTCTTGGCCTGTAAGCAAAATTCTTGTTTTTCCTTTTTCTACAAAATCAAACTGGTCTTTGCCATCTATAAAATATTTGCCTGCATAGATTTTTCTTGCTTCGTCCCAAGCAATACGCTTTACTCTAATTATATTTGGTTGTCTTTGCAAATCATAAGTAAAGAAATCAGATAAAAGTATCTGGTCTATTGGAACTATATTAAGATTTATTCCAGATAATAGCTCATCTACTGCTTCTTCTACTTTCCATTTTCCATCATCTCCTTTTAATTTTATTTTTTGGATTGCCTCAATGTATTCTACCCCTGCAAAAACAGCTGGATTAACAAGTGCTGATGTAGCCATAAAAAGAAACTTCATTTCATAATCTGCTTTCTTTAAATGGTTCTCAATTAAAATCCTCATTACCTGTGCTGTCATTTTGTCCTCTTCATCTTGGTCATTATATGCATAGCAAAAAGGGTAAAGCATTCCTGAAATAATATGCGCCAAAATACCAATTACTTTATTTCTTGCTGTGTTTTTTCTACCCTTCCATCTCCATTGTTTATTAGTTGCATTTTGTGTTATGCCAACATAAGCACCAAATGTTTGCTGATCTAATCTTGCTCTTTGTAAAAGTGAATACCCATCAAATTCATCAAATGGTCTATGTTGCAATCTCCATGATCTATTATAATCATCTTGCACTCTTGCAAATAGTTTTTTAACCTCTCCTGGAGGATTATAAGAACTCTCTGATAGTTTATTACCAGCTTGATCTAATGGTTCTCCTGTTTTTTCGTCTGTTAAAATTGAACCTATTATGAAAGTTCTGAATGGATTATAATCTTTCTTCTTTTGCCCATATCATAATATTTATGACAAGAAGAACATAATCTTATCCAAT